CGGGCATCGGGAAATGCGCCTCTTCCTCAATAAATTCCACTTGCCGGTTCCACAATCCGAAATGCTTGATTGCGTAATCGGGCGTTTCTCCGGCTTCTACCATCTGTTTGATACGTTCCTCCGATACCAACACGATGTCGCCACCATCGGCCAGCAAAAGGCGCGACAGGCGTTTCTTTAGTTCGCGGTATAAAATCTTTCTCATTTGTCTATGATTGGGTGTCGTTTTAAATAATCCTCAAAGTTCTGTTCGGTTATTTCCCGAATGATCCGGTCGGTATTGCGTCCCGTGCCGATAAAGCGGCGTTCGGGTATCTTGACGGTAGAACCGACTTTCTTCAACGCCATTCTTCGCCAAAATTCAGCCTTATCCGACAGCTTTTTGTTTTCTTCCTCGCGTGCCAGCCAGCCTTGCAACTGTTTGTCCGTTGCTTTTGGACGTTTTTTCTTCTGTTCTCCAGATTTAGAATACTTAGCTTCTTTTAGGTATCTCGCTAAAAAATACCTTTTCATCTTCCGGGTAACTTTAATTTCCCCGCCTTCATTATGAATCCGGGCGTATGGCCGGGAAGACGAATAAACCAGTTCGCCCCGCCGTTTCCGGCTCCGGATACTCCGGCGCAGCCCGCCGGTGCGTTGCAGGAGTGAACCAACCCCGTCGTCAAATTTCCGTTCGGGCCATTCTTTTTCGTCGAAGAAGGCTTTCCGCTCGAAATTCCGGTCAAATTCCTCGTCAAACTCGACTTTGATGTCCTCTATTGACCGGTCGATGACTTCTTTCTTAAAATCTCCGTCCATAGGATTGGGTTTTAAATTATTAGTTGTATATTTGCAGTGAAAAGCGAGTGAATTGTGTGGGCTAAGCTGGTCAAGAACCTAAGGGGCCGCCGATTTATTCGCTTTTTATTTTGTCCGTTACCGAATACAGAAAACGATCGTATTTTTTCTTGCCGTCCCTGTTTTCAAATTCGGCTTCGGCCACATTCAGATATACCGTTTTACCGTTAATATCCCCTTTCAAATAAAAGAACCGTTTTACCTTATCTTTTCGTGCGTGACTTAATCTGTCAGACGTACTGACATAAACAGACTGTTTCAATACGTTATCCAGATGTGCCAAATCGTCCGGTTTTAATACGGATGACCGCCCGAAGGTATCACTGTATAAGTGCTTATTTCCTTCTTTGGTAAATCCGATGCTTTTCTTTACCCCGCCTATTTCCAGCACGACCTTCTTTTTCAGAAGCGGCTGCATTTCCCGAAGGTAGTGCTTCCGTTCGATGGCCGCCTGCGATTTGCTGATGTCCCCGGCGCATTCCCGAATGATCGGGCAGGCGGCGCAAAGTTCGTTGCTTGGAATCTTTGCCAGTTCCAGCTCGTTCTTTTTACAGGTGGCGCACTTCTTGATCGTGTAAGAATTGTAAGCCGGGTAAGCCGCCCGCTGTTTGCCGGGGTTAAACCGGAACATCTCGGCATATTTGCCCTCGGTCGCCTTGTCCCCGGCTTTCATGGCCTCGTTGCTGTCAGTGGCCGGATATTTGGCAGCACGTACCTTTTGGACGGTACAACGGCAGTTAAAACCGTTCGGCGGATAATACTTGTCCCAAAACGGATCGGAAGGCGGCAAAGTTATACCGTTCAGCTCCTGGTGTGCCGGGCGAACCTTCTTGTCCCCGGCGGTACGGTATTGGAGTAAATAACGACCGTCCCCGTCATCCTGTTGTTCTTCCCAACGGGCCGCCATTTCCGCACTCTGCAGGGCGAAATTATATTCCGTTTTCAAATAGTGCTTGTTGTAAGCGTCATTAATCTTCTGAACGTCGTTTGAAAAGCGTTCAAACGGTTTTAAATCGCCGTTTTCGTCCAGCAACAGGTTTGCCGCCTCCTTCATTTCGTGAAAGGTTTTGAACCCGGAGAACACACCGGCACTTTCCCGAAGGCTGGAGGCCATCGCTTCCGACAGCGATTCCTGTACAACGCCCCGCTCAATGCCTTTGGAAAGGTAAGCGGCGGTTTCTTCCATCAACCGGCGGACCGGTTTTTCTTTCAGCATACCCGCCCCGAAGATGCGTTTACCGTGCAGCCACTTCATCGCCTTTTCGAACGCTGATTCAATGGCGGACGTGTCCGGGTAATCGTCGGCAGCCAGTTGCAGGTTTCCTTTCTGATACAGCAGGCTTATCCTTTCGTGCAGCCCCGCATAATCGGCGGGGCCTAATCGAAAAAAGGACGTGCCAAAGCAGCCTGTTCCGGCAGCTTCTTCACCCCGGTAATGGGTACGCCGTACTTGTCGATAAGGTATTTGGGATCGACTTCGAAGCGGTCCAGGATCATCTTTTCGTATTCCAACTGCTGCTCCGGTGTGTAGTCCACGCTGTCGTCCCACTCGAAATGCAGCCCTTTTACCGGGAAACCGTGCTTTGCCATGCGCGGCAGAAGCTGGTCGTTTACGATGTCTTTCACAAGGTCAGCGTCTTTTTTGACTACGTTCTCGAATACTTCCAAATGGACTTCCGACTGTGAAAGGCTGCTTCCATTGTCGATAGTCATCGTCTGGTTCAGGATACCTTTTGACAGTTCCGAGTTGGCGCGATCAATACGCTTGTCATAGACATTGAAAGCGTCGCCCCGTGTTGTTTCCTTAATGTCAATGTCTGTTCCGTCCGGGAACAATCCCCAGGCGGCCGCACCCATCGAAGAAAGCATGTTTTCTATCTGGCTCCGGTCTTTCGGGTCGCGTGCCGTCGTTTTGGCGATACGGATGGGCATCCCGAATATTTCCCCGAATTGGTCCCAATAGGCCAGCATATTCTTTTTGGGGATGGTCTGCGTGGCAGCTTTCAGGTATAAGCCCAAATCTTTGGGTTTCCCTGCTTCCACCACCCAGTCAGCCATCGGGCCTTCCCGGTAGGGTACACCTATTCTCCATTCGTCGCCCTGTTCCCGGACGATCACGCCGTATTCCGGTATCACGTGTTTGCGATTGACCAGTTCCACACCCATATAGCGCATTTCCCCGTCAATGCTCACCACGTCTCCCAACTGGATAAGCGAATAACCCCAGTATCGGGAATCCAAGATATAACCGACCAGATCCTTGAACCATACCGCTTCAAAAAGCCGGGTGACGTCGTCGTTCTGTTTCCCTTTGGCATCTACCAATTTGAAGCCTTTCTTCTGGACGAACCCTTTGCGCTGGTCCACACAACCGCAAAGATGCAGGTCCACTTCCACATCTCGGTAAATATCATACAACCGTTCCCGGCGCGGGTTTTCGATGTCGATAGCCTGCTGCCATGCCTGACGCCAGGAACGCATGTCCTTTTGCGTCAAGGCTTCGGCCTGTAGTTTCAGTTCGACCGTCAGCGACTGGAGCCGTCGGCGGTCTTTCGCCGAAGCCAGGTTGAACCCGCTAATCTTCATGCCGGGATTATATTTGTTCCTTTTTGCCATAATCTACCATATATAAGTATTCTGTATTCCGGAACCCCACTTGACGGGGTTGTTCACGTCTTCCTCGCCATCTTCGCCGGTTACGGTAGGAAGGTCGGGGATTATCTTGCCGGCCTGTACACCCTCCAGCCATTTCAGGGCAAGTTCGTAACGCTCTTTCCTTATTTCGTGCCCCATCTTGTTAGGCAGCCACGCGGAAAGATGGTACAAGGCCACGTCCGAGGTGCGGAGTACGATAATGTTGTTCCGTTCGCTGCCGGTAGCGGCGAAAATCTTCTTCACATCGTACCGGCTCCGCAAATAACCGGACACTTCCTCAATGGCCATCCGTTCGGCGGTTTCCCGTTTTTCTTCCGAACATTGCTGCAATACGTTCAATGCGACATTGCTGGCCACTATATAATCTTCTTCTGCCAGGAACATAGGCTTATCCGGTTATAAGGATGGCTTTCTTTTCCAAATCCTGAATGGTCGTACCTTTGCGGAACTTGCGCCGGGCGATCATCTTTTTCAGTTCCTGTTTGGAATAAACCTTCGGTACACCGGCCACCATGAGGACCAGGTATTTTCGTTTGCCTACTTCGGATAGCTCGCCCGCCAGACGGATGGCGCGTCGGATTCTGTAATTCAGAATCATGTCTTTAATAAACTGTATCATTACCACATATTTTTAGGAGACCGGCGCGTGCCGATACTCGGTTTAAACTTCTGTACTCTTGAATGCTTCTGCAATACGTTGATTGCCCCTTCGTCCGCGTCGGGACCATCATCGTGTGTGCTGCTGCCTTTTTCGATGGAAAGCGTCTGTTCGATACCGCAGAGTATGTCGGGGTCGTTCTGCAAATCCTCATTGTAAAAGACAAAGCCACGTTCCCAAAGCGGCGATACCGCTTCGATACGTTGGAACTTGTCCGGTTTCTTGCGTCTGTCGGCCTGTATGGGTAACTGGTAGCCCCGGATTTCGCCTTCCGCCTCGAAATCGTCGAGCAGGGTATCTTGCAGGAAATTAGCCTCTATCATGTATTTGCAGATAACCCCTTCCGGCAGGCTTTCGTGCAGGTCATAGAACCAGCGTACCATTTCCGCAACGGAACACTGCCGGACAAAGGCGCGGATATGGTGCAGCTCCGTCCCAATCTTGCCCCAAACCTTGATGGCTTTATAGTCGTTCTTGGTCGATCCTTTGAACGAAGGGTCGCAATAGGCGACAATCTCATCGTACTTGTCGAGCGATAATATCTTTTTCCACCTTATCCAATCTTTGCGGAACACCGAACCCTCCTTGATCGGATTGTTCATGTATTCCTTTTCGAAGGCCCGGTAACCCATGAACTCCCGCTTCTCCTGGATGCGCTCCGGTGTCCAGTATTCCGGCCAGGCGGATTTGCCGTTTTTATCCAGAACGTTCACCTGGTTAACTTCCACGCCTTTTGATGCCGCGATATTTGCCAGCACGCTGCATTTGCTGATCAGGTTGCCGACCATGATAAAACGGCCGCCCTCAGCACCGAACGCCCCGAAAAGGGCTTCTTTCACCCATTCGGTCAGCTTGCGGACGCGGCTGTCGTTTTCGCACAGTTCGTCGTCGTCGAGGTCGTCGATGACGATATAGTCCGGGCGGCGGTTCCGGTAACGGAGACCCCGCG